CCGGTTTCTTTTCTTCACCTTCTTCGCCTTCAGTGCCTTCCTCTTCAACCTCGATTTCCATCGAAGCCTTGCCGTCTTTGGCACCGCCGCGAATCAACTTCATCAATTCTTCTGCGCTAACAGCCATATTGAGTCCTTTCAGGGCGGTTTGTACTTATTTACCAACCGTCTGTCAAGCGATTAACGGCGAGATGGCCGTGCGTAACGTAGCATTTTGCGTTGCATCATGAGAAACGACCTCCTGCGCGTTGATAACCCGTGCGATTCATCGTTGCACGACCATAATTGAGTTGCGGGGTGCGATAAATCTGTTTTAGCTCAGATTTACCAGTTCTTGGCTGGTCATTACTGTAAGAAAAACGGTCTTGACCGCTTCTTGTGTCGCCGGAACCGCCATTCATGTTGGAATTACCGTTTGTCAGCATAAAAACCTCTACATAGCGGGTGGTGCGGAGCCTTCAGGCGTTGGTTGCTGCTGTTTTTGCATTTCTTGCGCTGCTTGTTGGGCCTGTTCCATCTTTCGGAGGTCTTCTTTGAGCAATTGCTTCATCGGAGGCTCCAAAATGTCAATCAAACGCTCTTTGGTGATGGCGCCACGGTCTGCAAGCGCAAATGCAAGGCTTCTAAGGTCTTCTGTAAAGATCGGTGAGTTGGAATGTGCATCCACTTTCACCACAAAGTCCTTAGTAAACTGGTTTGCAATGAACTTATCACCCTGATCATCCGTGTAAATGCGGTCAGAATAGGCTTGCATGGCCTTTAAGTACAGCGTTGCCATCTTTTCTAACGCATCTTCAATGATCAATGCACGTTTTTTAGCCCTTGAAGACCCTAAACGTGCCAATTGTGAGGCGTGACCAGCACTTCTAACACCTGATTCACCCCTGCCCTGCAACACATTGACAATACCAGAGGCTTCTTCAAACATCTGGTCAATCTCTGCAATCTCTCTAAAGAGATCATTCGGGATTGATGGCGCCATTTGCTCAACTTTGGCATTAGGCATGTCGGTAGAAAGCAAGCCACCAACACGGTTAAGCGCAAAGTTCTTCTCATCAAGCAGCCCTGTAAAGCCAATGAGCGCTGTAGGTGGTGAGACTTGCTTGGATAAGAGGTCAAGAATCTCTTGCATCCTCTTATTGCGCATGTCTTGCAAGAAAACCAGCCTTGCAACTTCAGAGATTCCCCAGTAGTAATCGTACTGCGGGGTTGGGCAAAGCTGAATAAATGGCAGTTCACCCTTTAAGAACATACTTTCACCAGCTCTGTCATAGATGATGACGTTAGGGTCAGCAATAGTGACGCACTGATAATCCTCAGTCATGTCATTCCAGACCCAAAGTTCAGTCATCTTGATCGTATCTTCAGCAACGCGAGCCTTGTATTGCTGCATCCCAGCAATATTGAGATTCACATTACCGTACATCGTTGGGTCAGTGGCCGATAGGATCAAACGCTGGATGCCATCAGGCACTTGGTTCTCTTGGCTTTGCCCCATTTGCAAGCGAGCAAGCAGTGCCTCACGTTGCGGATGCGAGTAAAGCCTGGCGTATAACTCAGAGCGTGTGATGTAGTAAATCTGAATCAACGCTTCTTGGCGATCTGTGTGCGGCGTATCTTCTCGATACACGCCAATACACCGCGGATCAACCATGTAAGGGTGCAAGCCATTCTTTTGAATGAGCTTAATGAAGGTCGAGTTGTAGCAAAGCGCCCAGTTCAGCGCCTGGGCAAAGACCTGATCAGCGTTGCTATTGAGCCAATCGTCATTCAAAGCGCCTGTAAGCGAAGGAATCTTGGTTTGTTCGTGCTTATTAACCGAGGCGCCGAGCGAAATCGTAAAGCGTGTGGTTTCTGCTGAGTAGAGGAAGGAGGAGAGTTGGTCAATGTGCGGGTAAATCTTGTTGTAGTACGCAGGCGGTGCATCCAATCCCGCACCAAAGAGATAGTAAGAGCGCAGCGAGTCATAAGTACCCGTGCGCTCCTGAATGCTGACGGAGCACTTATCTACCAAGTCATTGTAGAAATACTCTCTCTGGATGGGATCGTCAGGAATTCTCATATAGGCAACTTTAAGTTCTCATGATCACGAATGACCACTGAAGGCGTTGGTTTGCGCAATGCTATACCACTTTCTTTGACAGCAGACAAGCCCCCAACGGTTTCTCCGCGTATCGAATTCAGATTGTAGTTGCCTAATTGTTTGGGGTTACCCCACTGCACAGCAAAGGGATTCTGTGGTTGCGAGGCTTGTTTATTGCCTAGAAGGGCATGTTGCTGGTGATCACCTTCACGCGACGACTTAATGTCACTCATGCCGTAATCTTTGGCTAATTCCCTGAGCGTGGTGTCAGCATGTTTGGTGGAATCTGACTTCATACCCACGGCTTGCAAAAACACCATTTGTACATCGGATGTACATCCATGCGGACACACAGGCTCTCTACTTTCAAAAAAGCCATGTGCTGGACATTTGTAATCATGAACGACTGCCATAGTTTCTCCTTAGTTGCTGGTCAAGATCAGGACGTTGATAGTCTTGGGATTTAGGTCGAATACCAAGATCAAGTTTGAATCCGCTGCCATCGTAGGTAACGAGCCTGCGCCTTACCATTTGCGGCTTGGGTTGCTTGCGAAACTCCACATACTTCTTACCCGACTTCACCATGACGGCGACTTCGCCATTGACCCAATGCTCATAAGCGCGGTTCACACGGGTCTGTACAAGTTCTGTGAGCGGGTATTTGCCATTGAGAAACACATCTCTTAGGTGCAAGGGGTCAAGGCCGCATAACTCGGCAAACAAAGCAATGGAAATGCCGCGTTTCTTGTCACGCATAAACGCAGGAATCACTTCCATCATTTGACGCTTACTGAGGCCCAACGCCAATAGCCTTTAAGTAGTTGTTGATCTGCTTATCCACGACCGGCACTTGCACGGGCGTTATGGCTTCTTCTTTGCGATCGCGCGTCATACGCATTTGCAAGAGCCTTGGCATGAGCTGTTCAGCAAAGGCAACGCAAGCAAGGGCTGTCGCAATGACACGATCATCTTTGTTGCGCCCATAAGCAGCAATAGAACCCTGGTCACGCACGACGGACTTCATCTCTTCAAGTAAGTCCATTGAGTAGACATTCATCATCCCGCGCTCAAAATAGTCTTTGAAGTAATTCAACATCCGTTCTTTTGATGAATGCGTAGTCAGGTAACCCAGCGAGTTCGAGACACCGCCTAGTGAGTCATTACGCCGCCACAGGTAGTGCTGCATGTGCGATAGGACATCCATTAAGCCTCTAGCCTTGCGCGGTTCCATTGTCTGCGCTTGGCGTTTAAGGTTGCGCATCTCATTGATCACGGCTTGACCTGGCCCGTTCACTTCCAGGTTTAGTGTGGAGTTCTTATAAGCCCCTGCCAGGTAGCAGACAACCCAAGCGAACTGGTAGGTGTTGAGTTCAGAGGTAGCGAATTCCGCAACTTGATCAAGTCCATCTGCATAGCAACGGTAGATTTGGATACAGAAACGATCAGCCCAGTCGCTGCTTCCATATGCTGGATCAGCACCGATGACGTAGTAGGCGTTTTCAATCGGCTCCTCCCATACTTTTAACGTTGCCATGCGCTCTGTTGAATTAATTAACTCAGTGTCTTCAAAGTATTGTCCCATTGAGAAGCGGTAGAACCGAGGTAATAACTGCTTAGCAACCTTGGCTTGATCAGTGCAGCGGGCATGTGAGAAGAAACTCGAACCCGTCATGATGAAGGCATAGTCCTCCGTGGGAGGAAACTCTTGATACATGAGGGCTTCATCCTTAATCCCCTCATTCATCTTCCATCGCCACCAGGCAATCTGTCTTGAATTGATCTCTACCTGGTAGAGCTTCTTAATCTCTCTTGTCCATTCCTTTTCTTCAGGACTTAGCTTGCCATCCCAGTACACCTTATAGACATCTGACTTGGCATCAGCACTGTAGAGTTCATTGCGCCACCAACCGCAGAAAATAGCCTTCTGGGTTCTTGCACGTTTAGCCACCGCCCACATGTCATGCCACATGTTGAAACCACGGGCAGTGCTCTCAAAAAGGTAGAGCCTATTGGGATTCTTTTCTGCAAGCGATGCCAGCAATGAAGCCAATCCTTCTTCATCACCCCAAGACGATGTTTCTGTGCCATGCAGGTAGGTAATACCTTTACCACGCCCTAAAGAACCCTTGGCTCGCAAGCCTGCCACCTGGTAGAAGAGCCTTGATCGGTTCTTTAAGACCATTTGATTCCTGTTATGCGTCATCAAAGGAATCTTGTACTCCGGTGGCAAACCATCCATGTACATGGCAAGTGTGGTTCTAAACTGGTCTCGGTTCTCTTCGGTATCGGTTGTGAGCGTTCCCTGAAACCCAGGGTTCTTAAAATGCCAGTAAAGGTCAAGGGCAAGCGATATGGTCGTAATCCCTAACTGCCTGCCCTTCAGAATCACAAAAAAGTGCGTACCTTGATTTAAGCCTTTAGCCACTTCCTCCATGACATAGGTCTGGCTGCCCAATAAACGCTGTCCAAGGCGCTGTATGCCAAGCTCCTTTGTCTCTACCTTCAATTCCCTACAAAACCTGTAGAAGTGCTGTAAATCAAAGTTCATTGCGTACCTGGTTCATATTCATACTTCATGCAAGGCTTCTCAGCCAATAAGCCATCTCTTATGCAAATCAAAATCTCCTCCTTATCACCTTCCTTTTCTTTGAGTCCAATCGCCTGACTCCATCGACACGTTTCGCAAGAAGGTGTCATATAGCCTCCCAAAGTAGTTTTTGCCCTCTCAAGGCTTCATCAGTATCAATTCTTGGTCTAGACCTTACATTCCAATTACCGCCGCCTTTAAGACCTATACATCTCCAGTTAGATGCTTTTAATGAAGCCCCTCCTTCTTCTGGTAGCGTGTAAGTAATCAGCCTTTTATATCCAAGCGCTTTAGCAGCTTTCCAAGACGCTGAATACAACATAGAGCAAGCGTTTTTAGTTCCATCCGTACAACAACGATTGACTTCTAAAGTCCAACCGTTATCAAGCAACCTAGCAACCGGTCTTCCAACAATAGCAACGCCAACAATCTTTTCATCATGACTCACTGCTACACAGAATTTACATCCTTGCATTGGCTTGTGATGTCGATGATGAAGACTTACAAAAGCATTGGCCTCTTCAAAAGTTATCGGCGTAATTTCCAAAGGGCTTCCAGTCCATAATTCTCCTTTAACCACAATACCGTTTTCTCTTCATCAGCCGTCAAAGGTCTTTTCTCCCTCTCTTCGGCATACCATTTCATCGCTTGGTACGGATACGTCTTATCACCCTCCGTATACCGCTTAATCCAAGCAATCTGAAATTCATGACTCACTCAATCCTCCACACCCTTACACCATTCTCCACCTTCCTCGCTGTGAACTTCTTTCCTGTTCTTCTCCACTCTCTATAGTTAGCATTACATAGCTTAGATAGATCACCACCTTCAAGGTAGAAACTATCTCCTAGCTCTAACTGGTCGTAAGGGTATTTAGGCCCTGTCTTCCTCTCCGGTATATCTAAACCTCTCTCTAACGTAAACATCTCGTACATCTCCATGTTGTCGATGTACTCATCATACACAAATAGATATTTAAGGTAGGCAGGAAAACAGAAAATTCCTTGGGGCGGGGACGGTAGTGGTGCACCCAAATCCCGACCCCCCGTCCCATTCGCATTGCCAGACAACGATCGATCTGCGCGACTGGTTGCGGCCAATTGCTACCCGATTGGACTTGAGCAGAGTGATGAGTAGGCATGTCATGACGGGTAAAGGCTCACCGTCCGTCCCTTGTGCCCCATTGTCAATTGATGCAGGGAGCGTATAGATAACAATCATCTTATGTCCCTGATACATCAATGATAGGACTAACCCTATATATATCTATAGATAGAACCCTATATCCCTATATATAGTTTTTAAGATTCTAAGAGTACATCTCTAGCATGGAATATATCTTAGAGTGTATTTGTGTGTATTTGATACCAAAGTATATAGAGCATGTTCACAAAGCATGTGATTATTCTCTTGTAGTTCTTAACCAATAGGAGATTAAAAAATGACTAAGCAAACAAGCAAACAAGTAGCAAACCTTGATCTACACCGCAAGCTTGGCAATGACTATGCTGTGGCATCCGGATTGTCAGCGCTGATTCGATCATCAATGCGGAAAGCTGAAAAGCAAGAGCTCTTAGAGCTTGCTGCAGCATGGGATGTGATCAATCACCAAGCTTTCATTGTCTAACTAATCACAAAGGGGCTAACCACCCTCCTAACCTTTGGAGATAGACATCATGGCAATGCAATCAGCTGAATACAACAAACCACAAGTAAAGCTCAGCGTTACCAGTAAGCTCGACGGCATTAGATCATGGAGCTTGCAAGCTCTCGAAACATGCCCGGGTTCCATAGCATCAAACGGCGAGCTTGTTGATGCTTGCAAGGGATGTTATGCAATGCAAGGCAATTATCGTTATCCCAACGTGAAAGCTCCACGCCTATTTAATCGCGATGACTGGCAGCGCGATGAGTGGGTGTTTGAGATGGCGCAGTCACTAGACAATGATCGATACTTTCGTTGGTTCGATAGCGGTGACATGTATTCGATAGATCTAGCTAGAAAAATCTACATGGTCATGCAAGCTACACCACATGTTAAGCACTGGCTGCCGACTCGTATGCATAAGTTTCCAAAGTTTCAGGCAATCATTGAGCTTATGCGCGAGCTTCCCAACGTAGTAGTCCGCGCAAGCTCCGATAGTGTCACCGGTGACGTGTTAACCGATCAATCCCACTCGAGCACGATTGCAAGCTCATTCGATGACTCATCGATTAGCGTCTGTAAAGCTTATGAGCACGGCGGGAAATGTTCTGGCTGTAGAGCTTGTTGGGATAAATCCGTGCCAGTTATTGGCTATGTGGCACATGGGAAAAGCATGGCTAAGGTAATCAAGCTTAAGGTGACAGCATGAAAACCTTGATCGACTGGTTTGTTGCTACCCTTTTCGGGGTGGCTTTTGCTCTCGCCGTTTTCTTCAACTTATAGGGGTAAATCATGGAAGATCATTTATTTGTCGATACCAATGACAACATGGCATGTCACGTTTATTACGTTTCAGGCCGTCTGCCTTGGGCCGTCCGTTTGATCGATACCGATAGCGATAACACGGTCACCATTCGCCGTTTCATCGATATCGAACATGCTCATGCATTCGTCCGTGAATGCCTGCCAGATATAACCGTTTAACCCGCTAGCAATGCCCTTAGAAGCCCTTAAACGGGCTTTTACGGGCTTTTCTCTACCTAATTGGAGTCAACCTACATGGAAGATAGACAAGTCCATTCATGGATCGATTTAATCGATCATCAAATTCAACCCGATAAATGGTTCCGACCCGTTGATCAGGTCTGGCGTGAGCATGGTTGGAAACCACCAAGCACTGAGTGCATCGAGACTATGAGAAAGCACAAGGCATTCCGCACCTGGTCGCATTACATACCCTCGCGGGAGTCCCAATCGTGAGTAAGAAGCAGCTAAAGGACATTGAAACCCAAGCCATGATCGACAAATGGCAGGAAGAGCTAGCAAGGCATGTCGCTTACCTTCCAATCCTATGCGAGCAGGCAGGGGTTGATGAGCATGAGTTACATCGAGCTATTGAGATTCACTTTTACGTCAGGTCAATGAGTAAGGGGGCTATGCAATGACTGAGAACAAAACAGCAAAGACACCAACGGATGATGGACATGTGGCTCATGTTTACCTGTTTGATAAAACGGGTAGGCCGATGGTCGCATGGGACAACGCTAAAGATATAAAGCTAGGTGACAAACTTTATGCTGCACCAAAGCGTGAATGGATCGGACTGACTGATGAAGAGATTCAGGACTTGAGTTATCTATCACAAAAAATTGATGCAAGTAACTCGGAGTGGTTTGATCGTTGGGGTTTTTCAAGAGCCATTGAAGCCAAGCTGCGGGAGAAGAATCATGGATAGAGAAGCTATGCAGATGGCGCTAGAGGCTTTGGTGGAAATCAACAAGTTGAGTATTGGTGAAAACGCCATCTGCCTGCCAGCGGAGATCGATGGTGCAATGGACGCCCTGCGTCAAGCACTGGAGACAGAGCAAGAGCCGGTGGCGACAGTGACAAGTGAGTCAGGAAATCCGAATTTATCAATGTCATGGTGGCATGAGCCAGCATTGCCAGTCGGCACAAAGATCTACACATCCCCACCAAAGCGTGAATGGGTGGGGCTGACCGCAGATGAAATCTGGGAATGCAACAAAGCGAGTGGCAGTGCTGTGGAGTTTCACATTTGCTATGCACATCAGAACGTGGAGGATTTTGCGGAAGCTATCGAAGCCAAGCTAAAGGAGAAGAACGGTGGATAAGCAAGAGCCTGTGGCGTGGATTACCAATGGGGGCAAGGGGGAACTTTGGTGGTATCAATCATCAAAATTTGACGAAGAAGGCAACCTGATCGGCCCCAATCCAGATGACATACCACTCTACGCCGCACCACCAAAGAAAGAATGGCATGGGCTGACGGATGAGGAAATAAACAGCGTGCGTTATAACCGAGATTGGACTGCGCCTTGGACTGATACGACTTTTGCAAGAGCCATCGAAGCCAAGCTAAAGGAAAAAAATCATGGATAGAGAAGACATCATCAAGCTAGCGCGGGAGGCTGGATTGGCTTACGGATCTGACGAAAAGCCATTAGGGTCTGTAACACGCTTCGCTGCCCTAGTCGCCGCTGCCGAGCGAAACAAGCTGGCCGCTTGGATGATGCGACAAGGCTATGCCACAGGACACGGCGACACCGTGGAAGACCTGCTGAAAGAGTTGGAGTGGCAGATCAGGGAGCGAGAGCGTGAGGCGTGTGCGAAGGTTGTTGAAGATTACTGCGGTGCATGGGACGACGAAGGTTATGCGCTCGCCGCCGCCATACGAGCAAGAGGGCAGCAATGAGTGGCAACCACAACATGAAACTCATTGCTAGCCTGGCGCAGGTCAATGACTTTGTAATGGTGCATGGCAATGAACTGCAAGCAATCCTGGACTATGTTCAGGATATGGAGCAAAGGATCAGCATTGTGCGTGAGCAACTACAGTATTTAGTTGCAGAATCTGTAGAACCTGATGCAGAACCTGATTGCCCACCATGTAATCAGGACTGTAATCAGGGCAGAGACTGCCCTTTGAGGAGGGTTTAACCCCTATTTCCTCCCAAAGACCCCCCTACCCCAAACAAGAACGGGGTAGAGAGGGGAGGTTCCTCCGCTGTCAAGCAGCATCTCGATGTCAGTCTCCTGACCCCTCGGCTTCGAGATAAGACCAGCCGACCGGATTCTTCGGGAACTGCCCCCTAGCCTTACGGCATACCGGCTATCCGCTTTCACTCCACGCAGCCACGGGTAAGGCTCTTGCTATCGTGCGGAGTACGGTCTGGTCAGAAACAAAAAAGCCGTTAAGGATGCCCCCTGGTGGTGATCCCTCTGGGGTAAGTAGAGGGCAGGGAACATGCTTAACGGCTCAATCTGCACCACACAGACAACCTGATCTTAATGGCAAACACCTTTTGATGCAAGCGGCAAAAACACGGCTAAAAAGCGGCAAACCTGGCAAACATGGCAAACCATTTGCCAACCCGACGAACGGTAGATTACTAGCTATATACATATGTTCCTAGTGTGTATAATCATCAGTGTTGTACTTAACCAAAGGGGTAATCATGAAACATTTGAAGTTAATCGAGTCCGATCTATATGACATCAGGCTCAAGACAGTCCACATCATTGAGGGCTGCGCCAACATTCATCGAGTGCTTGCAAGTGATTGGGACTTTATGTCTGAGTATCAGGTCAAGGTCATTGAACGCTTGATCGGTGAAGTTGAAGAGCTGAAGGACATGCTAAACCATATCAAGAACCGTGATGCTCGCAAAGACATTAGCACTTGCTTTGATGAGGAGGCAGCATGACTAGCTTTGATACGGAATCAAGACGTAAAGCCATATGGGCTACTGATGCTCGCAAGATTGTTGATGGCCGTGCCGCTGACGTTTACCTGGAAAAGATAGGCCAGACAGAACGTGAAGACATTTCACACATCGAAGCAGTGCAATGGGGTTTGAAGCTGCAGGACGTCATTGGCAGGGAAGCTAGTGCTCGCTTGCAGATGGAACTCAAAGAAGCTGACTACGAGCTATACCACCCTGAGCATACCTGGATGGCATCTCACTTTGACTTCATTAGTGCTGATGGCACGACACTAGTCGAGGTGAAGAACTACAACCAATCAAAGAGGAATCAATATGATGCAGACACTGCACTTATGCCTGCGGCCGACTCAGCGCAATGTGTTCATGAAGCTACGGTACATCGGGTACAGCGTATCGTACTTGCGGTGCTCTTTGGGGGACAAGAACTGGTACTCATCAACAAGGAAGTATCAGACGCTGAAAAAGACTCGCTCATACAACTGGAAGCTGAGTTATGGGGCTCAATACAGGCCAAGCAGCCTCCAAGCGCGACTACGGTGGATGCAGCGAGGAAACTCTTCCCCGTATCCACATCGGCTGGGGTTCTAGCCAATGCTCAGTTAGAGCAAGCCTGCCAGCAATTGAAAGCTATCAAGACTCAGATCAAGCAGTTTGAGGAGGCTGAGGAAAAGCTACAAGGTTTTATTCAAGGGCAGATGAAAGAAGCAGGCTCACTCATCACCTTTGACGGCAAGGTGCTTGCAACATGGAACTCAGCCAAAGGTTCTAAACGCTTTGATCCAAAGCTACTGCAAGCAGAGATGCCTGAAGTGTATGAGCGTTACGTTATTGAACAACCTGGCTCACGGAGGTTTTTAGTCAAATGAGCAATCTAGTCGATCCAACAAAACTTGATCAATCGATCATCGATTCCATCGTACTTAGAGGAGATTTGAGTGGACTCAAGGAAGAGCAACTCACTGGATACTACAACTACCGATGCCAGCAAGTCGGCCTCGATCCTTCAGCGAAGCCGTTCGATCTTCTTGTCTTGTCAGGAAAGAAGGTCTTGTATGCGAATGCTGGGGCCACACAGCAACTCAGCAATCTGCATGGATTGTCCACTGCGATCACTAACAGGGAGCGAGTTGAGAATGTGTATCTTGTATCTGTCAGATGCACTGGCAAAGATGGACGAAGCTCTGAAAATCAGGGAGCAGTTGACATCTCAGGTCTTTCTGGTGAAAAGCTAGCCAATGCCTTAATGAAGGCTACAACCAAAGCGATACGCAGGACTGTACTTGCTCATTGTGGATTGGGGATGCTTGATGAAACTGAACTGGACACCATCCCGACTAATCAATATCAGAAGGTTGATATGCCGCCTGTACAGGCTCTCCAGCCGCTTACTGAGGTCATTGAGGGTAAGTTTAAGGTATTAGTTCCTGAAGGCGATAAGAGCAAGGTTTACAGCTCTCATCAGGATGAAATGCAGTGGCAGGATAACTTCTTTGGTTTGATCGGCAAGATCGCTGACAGCAAGAAGATGACAACCGAGGAGAAGAACGCCAAGTTGGCGTCACTCTTTCGGGTCAACCACGAAACCATCGATAACTTTGGC